ACCAATCCCAAAATTCAGGGCATGGTGAACCGTCTTTATCGGTCACAACAGGCTCTTGCTCAGGCTGTGCGAGTGCTTGGCGTAGGGCTTCTTTGGCTTTTACAACGTCATACGGTTCACTTAATCCATCTAACGCTTCCAGTGCCATATCAGCGGCTTTGCGTAAGTCTGGTTGCTCAGTCTTGCCGAATGTTTCTGCCGAATCTGCCGAATCTAATGGCGAACCAGAAGTTTCGGCTTGGTTCGCTAATGGGTTCGCTAATGGCTTTGGTGAAAAGTAAGCCTCAAATAGTTTATACATTCCACCATGCTCTCCGCAAAGCCAGTCGATTGTTTCACTAGCATCCTCGCCTGCTTGAGTAGCGAGTCGATCGACTGCTTGGTATAAGCGCATAGCATCGCTTAAATGATTATGCTCAGGCTGTGCGAGTGCAGAATCAATCAATTCTTGCGCTGATTCTATCCACCCGTTTTTAATTAAATTTGAAAGATGCTTCATTGATGCGTGGTTCATGCTTGTTGTCGTGTCATTAGGCGGTATTTTATTTTCAAGCCAATTAGCCAATCTCAATGCCTCTGATTGCTTACTCATTTGATTCTCCCTTCAATATGTTCTATATAATCTAGATATTCACGCACAGTTGCGTTGTACTTAAACATTTCACGCAACACCGGCAACGTAACTTCAGGCATGGCTTCAATAATGACCTCGGCATAGCTTTTAAACTCAGGCGTGCCGTTGTCGATTGCTTTTTGCATCCATTTATTCATATTCACACTCGCATACAAAATTCCTGCACCGACAGCAAAACCCTGCTTCTGCCATCAATCTTTGACATTCAAATCGTAATGCCTGATAACGTTTCCATGCTGTTTCATTTGTTCGATCTGGAACGTGCGCACTAAGCAACTCACCAAATTTTTCAAACAATTCTGTATTACGTGTAAATACCGTAAAAAGTGATTTTTGTTGACTGGCAATAACAATCTTCATCCCATCAATTTCAGTCTGCTGTTCTGCAATTACACGTTCTAATGTGTTCATTTCTCACCTCTATAACGAATCATTTTTGCAATCTCTCCGAACAGACCGACCGTATATTTCAACAACACCGGCTCACGCTCAAGACCGTCTAAAGGGATGCCCGTCATTACCCAATCTACAATTTCTTTACGCTCCTCAACCCTTGCAGCTTCCACAGCATCTCGCATAATCGAAAGGTAATGTTTGGCACAGGCTTGTGCTTCATCCTGCCTGATTAGTTCTGCAAAGCGTTCAAGTTCTGGTTCGTGTGCGGTCCAGTAAGTCCATTGACTTGAGTATTCAAATCCCGCCTGTTCAACCAATTCTTTTAATCTTTCGTTCATTTTTTTTCAATCCTTTGCATAACATCATCACAAAGTTTATTGATGCCTTCCAATTGCATTGTGTAATCGTGAATGATAGATTGCATTTCTTCAATCATATCTGCGGCAACAAATTGCCATTGCTCGCCGTTGCGCAAACCTTCAACTAATTGTGTAGCAGCTATTTGACTAAACATAAATCACCTGTATTTGTTGTATGGCGTTATTGCCATAACTAGATATTAAGCTAACTTAATACCAATGTCAAACTAGGGACAAACCCTTAGATATTTATTCTTATAAATATTTAGGTAATAGTACCCCTACCCTTATACCCACCCACCGTATAATTGATGGCAGATATAAATCCTTTACGACAGAACTCTGCTTGTTAGCTAACGGAGAGTCATTCCGCCCACCCCCAGAATCCCGATGTTGCGAGTTATACAAGCAAGTCGATCAACTTCTGGCTACATGGTAATAGATACTTTCGTATCTCTGTCTATATACATTTCCCTTACGGTACTTTGTCGTGCGGGTCACACGGGAATCTATAACCTAGATAAGCATCTTTCTTGGGTGCGGGCGATTTAACCCCATTTGATAACGCTCCCTGACGGAAGCCTAGTAACAATTAAAAAAGCCGCTTAAGAGAGCATCTTGCTGGCAGACCCTTTCGGGACATTTTTTGATAAATATTCCCACTGGAACTTATCAAAAAACCAAGATACTCACTTAAACGGCTTCAATCATTTGTCTGCCAGGACAACAATTACATTATACATTAAAAAGAAAACCCACCCGTACTTTCGCAGAGGGATGAGCCGTGTTGCAATGCAAGTCCCAACTTTGGACTGCGTCTAGCCACTTAAATAACTAAAGGAAAATTATACAAGGGAAGCTAGTCTTTTCCTAGCAGTCACCATCCATTTGAGCGATCTGGCTTCTCGTTCCCTGGCTTTTCTCAGGGCTGCAATTCTGGCCATATCTCGTGCCAGTTTTTGGGAAACATACTTTTTCTTGTATATTTTCCTTTGGATTGCTTTTCTATCTGTGCGGCAAGAAACATTAGTTTGTCTTGTGGAACGCCATTGGTACGCCATTGTGCAATCGCCGCAGGACTTATCCCGCAAATCTTAGCTACCTTTGTCGTGCCGCCTAAAATATCAATAATTTCGCTGTGTTTCATGTGTTTATTTTACTTAATGTTAAGTTGGCTTGCAACAAACATAACAACCTGTTAAGATAACTTCACTAGCAATCAAGCTAGAAACACAATACAGGTGATATATGCAAGAGTTAGCTAAAGCATTAGTCAAGGCACAAGGTTCAATGAACCACGCTGCCAAAGATAGTAAAAATCCCCATTTCAAATCGTCATATTCCAGTTTGGTTTCCGTCATCGATGCAATCAGACNGCATCTTGCCGAAAACGGTTTAGCGTTTATACAAAAGACGCACGATGCCGAAGGTGGCGTTTGTGTTGAAACCGTACTTATCCATGAATCAGGTCAAGAACTGTCCTTTGGCAGATTGTTTGTGCCAGCTACAAAACAAGACGCTCAAGGATATGGTTCGGCACTTAGTTATGCAAAACGTTATTCGTTACAAGCTGGTTTGGGTATTGCTTCTGAAGATGACGATGGCAATGCCGCAGTCAAATCTGCGCCTGTCAAACTGGTCTTTGATAGTGACAAAGCTATTGATGAAATGAACAGTAAAAAAACGTTACCAGAGTTGCAAGAATCTTTCGCAAAATGGTACAAAATCGCAAATGTTGAACAACGTGCATCGTTGCAAGCGTTTTATGAAGGTATGAAAGAAGCAATCCAGGAGAAAAAATAATGGCTAGTGATTTGAACCGCTGTGAATTTATTGGACGTTTGGGCAAAGACCCTGACTTACGTTTTGCACCGTCTGGTGGTGCTGTAACTAATTTTTCGGTTGCTGTCGGATATAAAAGCAAAGAAAAAGAAACGACAGAATGGGTGCGTGTGACCGCATTTGGAAAGTTGGCAGAGATATGTGGGGAGTATCTTAAAAAAGGCTCACAAGTCTATTTAGCGGGTCGTATGACTACTCGCAAATGGCAAAAGGATGGAGTAGACCAATACACCACAGAAGTTGTTGCCGAACAAATGCAAATGCTTGGTGGCAAAGCTGAAAGTTCTGCGCCTGTAACGACTGCTAAACAATATTCTGCTGTAAAAAGCGGTTTAGCAGACATGGATGATGCCGTACCTTTTTGATACAGGTGAAATATGTGGGGAAACATGAAAATAGCATTTAATTCGCATTGGCAATATGAATTTCAATGGGATGCTGACGAGAAAACTATTTCAATTACTGAAAAAGATATTGTTAATGAAATTTACACAATGACTTTATCAGTAGAAGAAGCTAGATCGTTACATAGTTTTTTAAATAGCGTATTTAATAAAGGTGACATATGAGCGAGCATTGGTACGATAAAGAAGGTAACCCAGCCTACACCATTATTGGCGTAAACGGCAAAGAACGTGCAACAACTTTGCGTGACGCTAAGAAACATGGTTATGTGCCTTCCGTGACTACCATTTTGGGACTGTTGCATAAGCCAGGTCTTGAAACATGGAAGCTACAAAATATGCTTCTAGCTGCGCTGACTTTGCCAAGGGAGGATGGCGAGTCAGAAACAGACTGGATCGAGCGTGTGATGCAAGATTCCAAAGCTACTGGCAAAGAAGCAATGGATCGTGGCTCACGGATGCACGATGTGCTAGAACAGTTTTACAAAAGTAAAACAACACAGATATGGCCAAGTTATTGCATTGAAATTGACAGAGCGTTAGAAACTCATTTTGGTACTCAAAACTGGATTCCTGAAAAATCTTTCATTCATTTAATGGGTTTTGGCGGCAAAGTTGATCTTCATGCGCCTGGCATCATTGTAGATTTTAAGAGCAAAGAGGGCAGCTTAGATTCTGTCAAAGCCTATGATGAACAAATTATGCAACTGGCCGCTTATCGCAATGGGCTTAATATGCCAAATGCTCGTTGCGTTAACGTATACTTTACTGAATCAGGCGATGTTAAACTGATAGAGCATAGCGAAGAAGATTTAACCAATGCTTTTAATTGCTTTATGTATCTGCTAGGCTATTTTAAATTATCTAA